AGATAAAAATGCTAAAGGAGATCCAATACCTGGAGTTATTCCTCTAGAAGTAGGTTTAAAATTAGACGGTATTGCTGGATTAAGAGTAGCAGAAGCATTCTATATTAACGGTACAGGTATTATACCTAAAGATTATGAAAAATTTGGATACATAATTACCAGTTTATCTCATACTATAGAACAAAATAGATGGGTTACTGATATAGGTACTCAATTCTATAATATAGAAGTACCTTCTAAAGAAGAACAAGCAGCAGCACAAGAAGCTAAAAATGAACAGAATAAGAAAAGACAGATTGCTGATGATACAACTGCTTCATTTGAAACTGCTAACTTCGATCCTAAGCAAGCTTTAGATGGGACTAATGTAGATTATGATCTTTTACAAAGAGCAATAGAAGAAGAAGGTCATCCTTGGAGTACTGAAAAGCATGTATTGAATATGGTAGGTATAAGAAATATGAGAGGTGCTAAAAGTACTTCTTACGGTGTTACGTTACCTGGTACTAACCATTTTGATGACTTAATTTGCGTGGCGTATATAGATGAGAATGGAAAGAAACAAGCTCAATCATTTGCTGCTTCAACCGATCCAGGATTCTCAATGCTCGTAAAACCTATAAATAAAAATGGATGTGCTGTAATGGTAGAAGGTCATTATAAAGATTGCTGGTCTGTAGGTACTCATGGAAGAGGAGGGTCAAATCCACATACTGCATTTAAACAAAGTAAAGGAAAAGTAAAAGTTTATAGAGATAAAACAACTGATACTATTTATGATTTAGATAGACGTACTATTCAAGAAGGGTATTTTGGTATAAACATCCATAAAGGTTCAAGAGGAACATCTACTGGTAGTAGCGTAAACGGATGGTCAGCAGGCTGTCAAGTATTTAAGAATGGAGCACAGCAGATTAAAGTAATGACTTTAGCTAAAAAACAAAAAGACTTGGCTGGTAAAAGTACGTACTCTTATTCATTAATTAGAAGTACCAATAAGGTAATTAAAGAAGCAAACTTAATATAAAATGTATTTACCTAAATCACAACAAAAGCAAGAAGACGCAAAAGAAGCACCAGTAACTGACCAAAATGGTAATGAGGTAGAAGCAACTGATGTTATTGCTACTTCTTTTGGTACTTTCTTTCCTAAACCTTCTAAAGAAGATTTACTTAAAGGTAATTTTGGTAACGTACAGCCTTTAAAGATAATGTCTCCACGTCTTGAAGACTTAATGGAACCTATAGGATTAGCTAGTAAAGATAAAAATGTATTCTATCCTACTCCAAGCCCAGAAGATTATAACGAAGGAGAATTAGAAAGATACTATGTACAAGATAAACGTACAAATAAAATTATTGAAGTAAATAAACAAGGATATTCAAAAGCAAAAACTCAAAACGTATATAGAAGATTAATTTTAAACTGGGTAATTAAAGGTCCTAAAGAAGATTATAAGTTTGGAGATTATCTTTATCCTGGAGTAAAGAGTCAAAATAAAAATATAGTAGAACAAGCAGAAGCAATAATGCCTGGTATTTCAAAACACTTTGATGATTTCGGACAATTTTGTGATGATTATATAGAAGGTGAAGAAAAACCTAAGACTACAACAGTAAATATAGAGAAAAAACCTGAGATTAGAAGAAAACCAAGCTACTAGTTGCATATTGCAATTATTTTTACTATATTAGAATAAAGGTTATTATAAATGTTTTATATATCAGAGACTGATAGTCAATTACAATTCTTAGAAAATGCAGGTAAGGAAGGTATATTTGTTATTCCTATACCTGATAGCTTTCAGCTTCATCCTAAGCTTGCCAAGACTATAGCTGTATACATAAGACCTCTATCTCAATCTAAAGGATTTATTATTCCTATAGCGCATGATGATGGAATGAATGTTGATAAACTTCGTGTCTCTGAACTACTTTCTAAATATGATAAAGTATATACATTAGATAAAAAGAACCTCTTATACCATTTTAATTTACAGAGAGCAATAGATATTAGCTTATTATACTCTATGACTTACTTTCAACGATTAGATTTATCGTACGATACGTTACTATCTAACTGGTATTCAAGACGTTTTGATAATTTTTTACAGGTAAATAAGTTAGTACCTTTATCTAAATTACATGAACAGGGTGAGTTGTTATTTTCTAAAATAGAAAAGTATATAGAATTAGAAATACCTTCAGGTTTTGATTTCTATAATAAGTTAGCTACTAATGTTTTCTTTTTATTAGAACAGAAAGGTTTAGGAATAGTATATAATTCCTTTGTAGAATTATTTAAACCTAAAAATATTAATTTAAATACTAAAGATAATGTTACATATACCTCATATAACCTCTACAACGCTACATCTAGACCCACTAATTCTTATAATAGTGTTAATTACGCTGCTATTCCTAAGTCGGAAAGCCATAGAGGATCATTCAAACCGCAGAACGATTATTTTGTGGAGTTTGACTTTGACGGTTATCACTTGCGGTTACTTTGTGACCAGATTGGTTATTCACTTAGTTCAGAATCCGCTCATAAGCAATTAGCAAAACATTATTTTGGTACAGAAGATATTAATGAAGAGCAATATGATGAAGCAAAACAAATAAATTTTCAAGCTTTGTATGGAAAAATACCTCGTAAGCATAAAAACTTAGAGATATTTAAACTAATTCAAGAGTTTATTGATAATATATACGATGTATGGACTCAAACTGATATTGTTTGTAATCCTGAGTCAGGAAAACCGTTTACGAAAGAATTAGGACGTATGAATCCAGCAAAGCTTATGAATTATATGATGCAATCGTTGGAAACTTCCAGAAATGTTCTTATATTAAAAGAAGTACTTAGGTATTTGAAAGATAAAAAGACTGCTCCAGTCCTTTATACTTACGATGCTATACTTTTTGATTATAGTAAGGAGGATGGTAAAGAAGTCTTGGAGAATTTAGAAAAAATATTAAGTGAAGAAGGGAAATACCCGGTCAAATTTAAATCTAGTAAAAATTTGGTTTTGTAAAATAAGTTTATATTTATATTATGACAGACTATGCTGTAAAAGAGTCGCAATTTGATTACGACTTTGATCAATTACAATTATACGAGGATATGAGTAACAAATTATTCTGTACGTTTTCTACTGAAGAGAATCTCGAAAGCGTTCTAGAAAACATACAGGAGAAATACAATATTATTTACAATAAAATATTTGTATTATATTCAAAGAGTCAAAATGAGTACATCTGTACTTATAATGTTGACTTTGGTAACGTTTCTAACTTTTTAGAGAACACTATCCTTGTTCATAGAAAAAAAGAATCCAATACACTCTACACAATAAACGCTCTTAATAAACTAATCCAAGAGCTAAACGGTGGTAAGTTAGATACTTCATATAAAGTAAACTGGCTAGATTATCGAAACTGTATCTTATTAACCAGAGGACCTGAGTTAAAAAGAATCAATACAAAACTTTTCAAAATAATTGAAATATAAGTTGCCTCTTAAATAAGAAGTTCTTATATTAGTTATATATTAAATACTTTTAAAATTAGTTATAATTATGGGAATGGATTTATCCGCTATTAAAGCAAAGCTTGAGTCGATGAACAATACCGGCTCAAACAACGATCGAGAAAAGATCGATTACGAAAAAATCTTTTGGAAACCTACAATTGGTAAGCATCAATTAAGAATTGTTCCATCATCTTATGATCCTACTTTTCCTTTTAAGGAATTAAAATTCCATTATGGAGTTGGTAAGTATCCGATGATTGCACTTTCTAACTTTGGTAAGCAAGACCCAGTTGAAGAGTTTGTAAAAGAACTGAGAAAGACTAACGATAAAGATAATTGGTCTCTATCAGGAAAGTTAAACCCTAAGACTAGAATCTTTGCTCCTGTTGTAGTAAGAGGAGAAGAAGATAAAGGAGTTAGACTTTGGGGATTTGGTATAACAATCTATAAAGCTCTTCTAGCATTAGCAGAAGATGAAGATGTAGGTGATTATACTGATACTACAAATGGTTACGATATGATTGTTGAGCAACAGCAAGGCAATCCTTATCCAACTACAACAGTTAGAATTAAGCCTAAACAAACTCCGCTTTCTACTAACGTTGATCAAGCAGAAAACTGGCTTAAAGAACAGCCTAATCCTACTGAAGTATTTACTCAGTACGATTACGACTTCATTAAAAAACAACTTCAAAATTACTTGAACCCTAATTCTGATGAGACTGAGACTACAACTCCAGCTACTCCTACAGAACCGGCTAAAGCATCTTCTGATTTTACTTTACAGAATGCAGCAGAAGGTAAGGATACAGTAAGTAAATTTGATGATCTTTTTAATGAATAAGAATGGCAGTAAAGAAAGCGACAAAAGAAGCAGCTGCTAAAGCAGTAAAGAAGAACTTTAATTTATCAAAGTTTAAATCTAAAAAAGGTTTTTCTAACGCTTCTGTTAAATTTAAACCTCAAAAATGGATACCTTTATCTAAGGCATTCCAAGAAATAACGAATGTACCTGGAATTCCTCAAGGACATATTACGTTATTAAGAGGTCATAGTGATACCGGAAAAACTACAGCCCTTATAGAAGCAGCAGTAAGTGCCCAGAAGATGGGTATCTTACCTGTTTTTATAATTACTGAGATGAAATGGTCTTGGGAACATGCTGAAGAAATGGGATTACAATTTGAGGAAATCAAAGATGAGAATGGAGTAACACAGGACTACGATGGATTCTTTTTATATGCAGATAGAGGTACTTTAAATACTATCGAAGATGTAGCAGCTTATATGTTAGATCTTATGGATGAGCAATCTAAAGGTAATTTACCTCACGATATGGTATTCTTCTGGGATAGTATTGGTTCTGTACCTTGTGACTTATCAGTACGTTCTAATAAGAATAATAATGAATGGAATGCAGGTGCTATGTCTACTCAATTTGGTAATAATCTAAATCAGAAGATTTTATTATCTAGAAAAGAAGGTTCTCCTTATACTAATACGTTAGTAGCTATCAATAAAGTTTGGACTATGAAACCTGAATCTCCGATGGGTATGCCTAAATTACAAAATAAAGGTGGTATGTCTATGTGGTACGATTCAACTATGGTAGTAACTTTTGGTAATATTACTAACCCTGGTACTTCTAAAATAAAAGCTATCAAAGATAGTAAGCAAGTTGAGTTTGCTAAAAGAACGAATGTTCAAATAGAGAAGAATCATATTAGTGGAGTAACTACTAGAGGTAGAATAGTAATGACTCAGCATGGTTTTATAGAAGATAAGCCAAGAGCTATTGAAAACTATAAAACTCAGCATAAAGAAAGATGGTTAAATCTTCTGGGCTCAGTAAACTTTGACTTAATCGAAGAAGGTGATTTAGAGGAAGATAAAATTTCTACAACCTTACTTGATTAATGGCTAAAGATTATTCCGATTTAATAAATAATTTGAAAGAAACCCCGCCTCGAGAGCTCAATGATCATATACTGATAGTTGACGCAATGAATATGCTTATTAGAAGCTTTTCATTACTCAAAGCGATGAACCCGACGGGCCACCATATTGGTGGTCTCGTTGGCTTCTTAAGGTCTCTTGGCTATATGACGCGTATAGTTGATCCAACTAGAGTCGTTATAGTATGGGACGGTAAAGGAGGTTCTTCAAATAGAAAGAATATTGATCCTAATTATAAAGCTCACAGAGAACATGTGAGAATAACGAATTGGGGTGCATATGATAGTAAAGAGGAAGAAATAGAAGCACTAATAGGACAGCTATATAGAACTCAAGACTATTTAGACTGTTTACCGCTCCAGCAAATTAGTATGGAGAAGTTAGAAGCTGATGATATTATTGCATACTTAGCAAAAGAAGCTTCAAGAACAAATAAAAAAGTTACTATTGTATCTTCAGATAAAGATTTTCTTCAATTAATAAATAAAAATATTGAAGTTTATGCTCCTGTAAAGAAAAAAACGTTTACTATTGATAATATTAAAGAAGAGATTCAAGTTCTTCCGGAAAATTATAATATAGTAAAAGCTTTATTAGGAGATAATTCTGATGGATTAAAAGGAATAAAGGGATTAGGTATAAAAACTATTCTAGCAGAATGGGGAAGTATAGCTTATGATCCTTTATTTAGTTTAGATGATATTACTGATTTATGTGAAGTAAAATTAGAAGAGAAAAAACCTAAAAAAATCTTCGCTAAAATTATTCATGATTTTGATAGAGTACTGACGAATTATAAATTAATGAATTTACATGAGTCTGTGTTGGATCTTAAAGAAAAAAATACTATATTAGATATAATAAAGAGCCCGATACCGTCTTTAGAGACTGGAGCTTTCTTGCATCTATTAGATCAAGATAAGATAGAAGGAATAACTAAGAATACGGAGGCGTGGCTAGAAACATTTAGAGGATTAACGGTTTTTAAAAAATAAGGTTATATGACATTACAAAAATTATCTCAATACGGAAAAGGATTTCAGTTAAAAGTATTGGGAGCTTTACTTACAGATAAGAAATTTTTGTTAAACGTAAGAGATGTGATTCAAGAAGGCTACTTTGATTCAGATTCTCATAAATGGATAGTTGGTCAGGTACTAGGCTATCACGATAAGTATCATACTACTATTTCTATGGATGTTCTAAAAGTAGAACTTCAAAAGATAGATAATGATATTCTACAAGTAGCTGTTAAAGAAGAATTAAGAAACTCTTATCAAGCATCTCAAGAAGATTTAGAATATGTAGAAGAAGAGTTTTCTACTTTTTGTAAGAATCAAGAATTAAAAGATGCTCTTTTAGAAGGAGCTGAACTCCTTAATCAAGGAGATTATGAAGCTATAAGAAATAGAATAGAAAAAGCTATGAAGGCTGGTATGGATAAAAATATCGGTCATGAGTATAACAAAGATATTGAAACCAGATATAGAGTAGACTATAGACCAACTGTACCTACTCCTTGGCCTGTGATGAATGATGCGATTCAAGGTGGATTCGGCCCTGGTGATTTAATTATTATGTTCGGTAATCCGGGTGGCGGTAAATCTTGGACTATGGTGGCTGCAGCAGCCCATGCTGTGCAGTTAGGTTATAAGGTAAATTACTATACCTTAGAATTAGGTGAGGATTATGTAGGTAAGAGATTTGACTGCTACTTTACCGGGCGTAGTATTGATGAAGTAAATAAACATCGTAAAGAAGTTGAAAATTATGTTAATAATTTAAAAGGTAAACTTATAGTAAAAGAGTATCCTCCTAAAATGGCTACTGTAGGTACTATAAAAGCTCATATTCAAAAGTGTACTGATATGGGTCATCAACCTGATTTAGTTGTTATTGATTACGTTGATTATTTAAAAGCACCTTCTAAGTCAAGATATAGTGAGCGTAAAGATGAAATAGATGATGTCTTTATTGCTACTAAAGGATTAGCTAAAGATCTTAAAATACCAATTCTAACACCATCTCAGGTAAATAGAATGGGAGCTAAAGACGATGTAATCGAAGGTGATAAGGCAGCAGGAAGCTACGATAAGATGATGGTAGCAGATATCTGTTTATCTTTATCAAGAAAAAAAGAAGATAAAGTATTGGGCACAGGACGTATTCATGTTATGAAAAATCGTTACGGAATGGATGGAATGACGTACGATGTGAAGATGGATACCAACAATGGCCATATTGAGATTGAAGGTAAGTACGATGAAAGTTTAGTAGAAAATAAACCTACAAAAGCTTTTAATGAACTTGCTAACAAATTTTTTAGTTTAGAACAGACGAATTCGTAGGGCAAGGCCTATTTATGATAGGTCCCTGCATGGCAACTCGAATGTTATGTCAGGGATTCGTCGTCTATACAAACCTAATTTATATATTGATATATTAATTTTATTATGAGTTTATTAAAAGAAAGAGTAGTTTATAAACCTTTTGAATACCCTCAAGCATTTGATTACTGGATGAAACAACAACAAGCTCATTGGCTACATACTGAAGTACCAATGGCTAATGATGTTTCTGACTGGAATAGTAATTTAACTGATACAGAAAAGAATGTAATAGGAGCTATCTTAAAAGGATTCGCACAAACAGAAACAGTCGTAAATGACTATTGGACTGGTCTAGTAACCAGCTGGTTTAGAAAGCCAGAAGTAATCGCAATGGCAACAACATTTGGAGCCTTTGAAACAATACATGCAGAAGCATATTCATTATTAAATGAGCAGTTAGGATTAGATAATTTTGCTGAGTTTTTAGAAGATGAATCTACTGCTGCTAAAATTGAAGCATTAATGGAAGTTAGAGATTCTCATGATGGAAAACCTAACTGGAATGATAGAGCAAAGTCGTTAGCAATTTTTTCTGCGTTTACAGAAGGTGTGAATTTATTTTCTTCTTTTGCAGTTTTATTATCTTTTAAGATGAGAAATAAACTTAAAGGTGTAGGGCAAATAGTAGAGTGGTCAGTAAGAGATGAATCTTTACACTCAGATGCTGGTTGTTGGTTATTCAGAACTCTTATGAAAGAGAATCCTAAAATGAAAACTAAAAAACTACAAAAAGAAATCGCTGAAGCAGCTCATTTAGCTCTTAAATTAGAGTTTGATTTTATTGATAAAGTTTTTGAATTAGGTGACTTAGAAAATTTAGGTAAAGAAGAACTTAAGAATTTTATTAAGCATAGAGTAAATACTAAGATGAGTGATCTTGGTTTAGAGCCTATTATTCCTTCTGAAGAGATTGATAAAGGAGCTTTAAAAACTATGAAATGGTTTGATGCAGTTATTGCTGGTAAGCAACATACTGACTTCTTTGCAAATAGAGTAACGAATTATTCAAAAGGCCACGTTGATTGGTCTCAAGCATTTTAATTAAACATGAGCATTATAACTGATACTTCTGAATGGGAAGCAGGTAAAGACTATCCAGAATGGATGACCGAGATTTCCTTAGCAACTATATCAAAAGGTTATTTATTACCTGGAGAAAACGTAAAACAAGCATATAAAAGAGTAGCTAACACAGTAGCGAAAAGATTAGATAAACCAGAAATGGCTAATAAATTTTTTCGTTATATGTGGAAAGGCTGGTTGAATTTAGCTTCACCAGTACTTTCAAATACAGGTACTGATAGAGGTTTACCTATAAGTTGTTTTGGTATTGATACACCAGATTCTATTAGAGGTATTGGTTTAACTAACGCAGAACTTATGAGATTAACTTCTCTAGGTGGTGGAGTAGGTATAAGTTTATCTAGAGTAAGAGGAAGGGGAGCTAAAATAGGTAATGGTTCTACTGGTCAATCAGAAGGAGTAGTGCCATGGGCTAAAATTTATGATTCTACTATTATTGCTACTAATCAAGGAGCAGTAAGAAGAGGAGCAGCTTCTGTTAACTTAGATATAAATCATCCAGATATAAAAGAATATCTTCAAATAAGAAGACCTAAAGGAGATCCAAATAGACAATGTCTTAACTTACATCAATGCGTTATAGTAGATGATTCTTTCATGGAAAGATTAGAAAGAAGAGAGCCTGAGGCTATGGAATTATGGATTGAGATTCTTAAATCTAGAATGGAAACAGGAGAACCTTATATTATGTATAAGGATAATGTAAATAAAAATAATCCTCCAGCCTATCTTAAGAATAATTTAGATGTTACAATGACTAATATATGCTCAGAAATTACTTTATTTACTGATGAAGAACATAGTTTTGTTTGTTGTTTATCTTCTGTAAATTTAGCTAAATACGATGAATGGAAAAATACTGACTTAGTAGAAACTGGTATTTATTTCTTAGATGGAGTATTAGAAGAATTTTTAGCTAAAACTTCTGGTAGAGAATCATTAGTTAGATCTCATAGAAGTGCTAAAAAAGGTAGAGCATTAGGATTAGGAGTATTAGGATGGCATACTTTCTTACAGCAGAAAGAAATACCTTTTGTTTCAGTAGCTGCAACTTCGTGGACTAATACTATTTTTAGTCAGATTAAAAGTCAAGCAGAAGCAGCATCTAGAAAATTAGCAGAGGAATATGGAGAACCAGGTTGGTGTAGAGGTACAGGAATGAGAAATACTCACTTACTTGCAATTGCTCCAACTGTTTCTAATAGTACAATAGCAGGAAGTGTATCAGCAGGTATAGAACCAATACCAGCAAATGTATATACTTTTAATTCTGCTAAAGGCACTTTTATTAGAAGAAATAAAGCATTAGAGAACTATTTATTAAAAAGAGGACATAATACCGATGAGGTATGGGATCAAATTTTAAAAGATAGAGGTTCTATAATGAATTTACCTACTGAGATTATGCCTGCAGAAGATAAAGAAATCTTTTATACCTTTGCAGAAATCAATCAATTAGGTTTAGTAGAACAAGCTGCTATAAGACAGCAATATGTTGATCAAGCGCAATCATTAAATTTAGCATTTGATCCTACAGATAGTCCTAAATTTATTAATTTAGTACATCAATCAGCTTGGAAGTTAGGAATCAAGACTCTTTATTATTTAAGAACTGATTCAGTTATAAATGGAGATATAGGTTCTAGAACTTCTGATGAATGTTTAAGTTGTGACGGTTAAAAATGAAATTATATAGTATAGAAAATTTCCTTACAGACGAGGAATGCGACAAAATTATCGCTCATATCGATGAGCACAATGCACCTTCAAGAGTATCTAATGATGATTTAGCTAGTGGAGGTTTGGAGTATGGATCTAGAAACTCCATGACAAGTAATTTATCTGATAATATAGTTCCTAATTTAAAACAGAGAATAGCAGATGAATTACAAATAGAAAATATTAAAAAAGGAGAAGGGTTACAAGGTCAAAGGTACGAACCTGGTCAATATTTTAAACCTCATACAGATTTCTTTTCAGGTAAATCATATCAGAGTAATTGTTTAGCTTCTGGTAATAGAACTCATACCTTAATGATTTATCTAAATGATGAATTCGAAGGGGGAGCGACTAATTTTCCTACGTTAAACATGAAGTTTACAGGTAAAAAGGGAATGGCTATCGTATGGGAAAATATGTACCCTAATGGTAATTTGATTCAAGAAGCTTTACATGAAGGACAAGAAGTTACTAAAGGGACAAAGTATATTGTTACTTCTTGGTGGAGAGAAAAAGAACATCAAGGAGCTGAAGATGGAAGATTATTTTTAGAGTCTCGTAAAAATAAATTTACTACAAAAGAAGATTTACCTTATTTTACTAAAGAAGGATTCAAAGTAGTTAAATGTCCAGATAAAGCTTGGAATATGATTAGAGAGAGTTATAACTTACTTAAAAATAGTAACGTTAAACATGAAGAAAATTTTCCAGGTAAAGATGGTATTATAGTTGGTGAAGGTAATACTAGTGACTTTTTTAGTTTAGAAAATATTCCTACAATTAGAGATATTATTCATGATGAGTTAAAACCTTTACACGAAGAATGGAGTGGAGAGAAGTTAGAAAAATCTTTTGTATATGGAATACGTTCTTATAATAAAGGCGCTACTTTAATTCAACATACAGATAGAATAGCAACACACCACATCTCAGCTATAGTAATAGTAGATAAAGATTTAGATTGCGGTTGTACACAAACAAAAGGAGTAGAAAATGATTGGGCACTAGAAGTACAAGATCCTGAAGGAAATTGGCATAAAGTATATGCTGAA